CTACCACAAGAGCCGCAATAAATGGTTTGCCATCCGCAGATGGATTGGTATTTGCAACAGGTTCAGCACTGACAGAACGTGCCCGTATAGACTCCAACTCCATGACGCTTTCTGCGTTAAGAATTTTAATTAGCGGAGCTTCTTCTGTCCCTGCCCCAATAAATAATGGCGACGGTAATGTGGGCACATATGCTCAATATGGCCTTACGCTAATTGGGAAAGGAACATCGCATGACCTTTCGTTTTGGAATAAAAACGGTAGCATTGCTGGTTATGTTGCAACAGGCGCAACAACTATTACAACATCATCTGATGAGCGGCTGAAAGAGAACAACCAGCCAATCACTGGTGCACTCGATATTGTTTGCCAAATGCGCCATGAGACAGGTAACTACAAGAGTGACCCAGATCGCACGGTTGCTTTCTTGATTGCCCAAGATGTTGATGCGTTGTTCCCATATGCAGTTGAAAAAGCAGACCCAGAGTCTTGGGGTGTGAACTACAACTGGATAATTCCATTGCACGGTGCGGCAATTACAGAACTGACTGCGCTGGTCAAAGAACAACAAGCCATCATACAAACCCTGACTGACCGCATCACAGCACTTGAGACACCAACTGGAACACAAGCATGAACGAAATCAAACTCTCAACCAACCTTGTAAACGCCATCCTGCAACACCTTGGCTCTCGTCCATACACGGAAGTGTTTCAACTGATTGAAGCCATCCAAAAGGAAGCCAAGGATCAGGCCACACCACCTCAGGATGAATGATGGACATAACAGAAAAATTTTTAACAGAAACAGAAGCCAAGCTTATGACACATGAAGAAGTGTGTGCTCAGCGTTATGAAGCCATTGAAAAATCTTTTCAAGCTGGCGATAAGCGTATGACAAAGATTGAATATCTTTTGTACGCTGTCATTGTGGCTGTGTTGTTTGGCCCCGGCGTTGCTGCTGAGTTTTTTAAGAAACTTTTAGGAGTTTAAAATTGATCCAATCAGCCTTTGTCTACTTGCGGCAGGTCTTGTCAAAAACATCCAAGCTGGCTGTGAGCTTTACAAACAAGCTAAAGAATCTTTCGTTGAGATTAAGAGCACTGTTGACGAAGTTGTTGGTATTGGCAAAGAGGTGTATGGCTTTTGGGGTCAGCTTCTTGCCTTCTTTGGTAGCAAGCCTAAGCCTCAAGCTGTTCAGCCTGTGGCTAAGCCTAAGAAGACTAAGTATGTTGCTGTTGACGAAACTCAAGTTAAAGTTGACATCGTCAAAAACCTAACAGAGTTTTTTAAACTTCAAGAACAACTAGCTGCACACATAAGAGAAGAAGAAGATAAGTCAAGGAACGTATACGACCCAAATCAGAACCACATGGAAGCTGCCTTAAAGAGAGTGATGGCACAGCAACAGATGGCTGAATTGGAGATAACGATTAGAGAAACAATGGTGTATCAAAGTCCTCCTGAAATGGGAGCTTTATACAGTTCAGTGTTTGAAATGCGTGAGGTTATACAGGAAGAACAAGAAGGAGCCAGACTTAAAGAAGAGGCTAAAGAAAGACACAAGCTATGGCTACGAAGGGAAAAGCAAAGAAACTTCCAAGCAAAGCTGGCCTACCTAGCCGCAACAATGATATTTATCGTGTACCTTTGGATGTGGTTCCTCCTCATAAAGAATTGGGGGAGGACATAATGGGATGGATAGCAGCTTGTGTATTAATAGCAGTGTTGCTTCCTCTACTAGGTTTTTTATATGTAGACATATTGGAAGTTAAACACGAGTCGAAGACACAACTTGAGAAGGTTGAGAAATTGCGAAGGCAAATTGAACAGAAAGAAAGGAAACAAAGAAATGAATAAGCAACTAGAGAAAGATTCAAGCTTCAACCAGTTTGATACAGATCATGATGGTGTGGTGACAGATGCTGAATTGGCACGGTCAGAACGCATGATGATAATTGAGAACATGGACAAGATGGCTGACCAACAAAGAGTTATGGCATGGGCTGCTCTTGGTGCTCCCCCTGCTTTGATTGCTTTCATGGCTTCTGCTTTGGTTACATTGGAGAAGGTGAATGCTTTGAGTGGTTTGACTACCACCTATTGTGCTGCTATGGGAACCATTGTAGTGGCTTTCATGGCTGCTCAAGCCTATGTTAGAGGTAAGACTAACGATGCGTAATCTGCTGTCTGGTCTGATAGCCCTGCTGCTTGTATTTGGTGGTGGCTATTGGTATGGCAAAGAAGCTGAATATGATAGGCAACAAGCCGAGATAGCTGCTCTTAATGCTAAGGCCAGAGAGACAGAGAAGCAGATGGCTGTAGTGGCTACAACATATGCTGATACATTGAGAAAGTCTAATAAAGATGCTGAAAAGAAAATTACCACTCTTAGGGCTGCTGTTGCCTCTGGTGATGTGCGCTTGTCAATCCCGACCCAAGGCTCCGTATGTCCCTCCTCAGATGCCTCCGTTGCCACAGGAGATAACGATGGAGAGACACGAGCCGAACTTGACAGATCGGTTGGTGAAGCTCTTATCGCCATCACAGCCGAAGGCGACACAGCCATAAGAAAGCTTAATGCTTGTATAGAAACTTATAACACTCTAAGGAATATGAAATGAATTTAACAGCCAACTTCTCCCTACATGAATTGACTAAGTCTGAGACAGCCTTGCGTCTTGGTTTGGACAACACACCAGATGCTACAGTTACTGCCAACTTAAAAACTCTTTGTGAGAAAGTGTTACAACCTGTTAGAGACCATTATAAAAAAGGTGTCAAAGTGAACTCAGGCTATCGCTCTCCAGAGAGTAATGCAGCAGTGGGTGGATCGAAAACCTCAGACCATTGCAGGGGCTTTGCCTGTGATTTGGAAATACCCGGCATAGCTAATGCTGATTTGGCTAAATGGATTATGGATAATTTAGAATACACACAACTCATCCTTGAATTCTACACCCCCGGTATTCCTGATAGCGGGTGGGTACATGTCTCATACGACCCAAGCAATCTAAAGAAACAAGAGTTGACAGCTACTAAACAAAATGGTAAGACAGTGTATCTTAATGGACTAGTGGCTTAATAGGTGTTATAATGTCACCCAAATACCTAAAGATAATTGGTAGAGAATATGAGGTGAGTTATTTAGAAGAGCTAAAAGATGTTGTAGGAGAATGTGATTGGGACAATTTAAAAATAAGAATAAAAACTGGACAGCCCCCATCATTAGAAATAGACACCTTACTACATGAGGTGGTGCATGCAATAGATAATGCAATGCAACTCAACATGAATGAAAGACAGGTGTATTGTATGACAACAGGTTTGATAGCAACATTAAAAGATAATCAACAATTTTTAGAATATTTGTATAAGGCATTAAAGAAATGAAAGAAAATTTTACAGCAACACAAAAAGAAGTTGTAGCTAGAAAAATGGGCTACAACGGGCCTATGCATATGTTTGATGAGTTTCTGATGTCAACACCTTCAGAAGCAAAGAAGTATGCTTTCATTACTTCTAAGTATTCAGAGAACATGGCTAAAGGTGGTGCTGTTGTTCATTACGCCAAAGGTGGTCAAGTTATTAAAGGGCCACAAGCTAAGCAAGTAGCTGAGTCTAAAAAGATTATTAAAGAAATGATTATTGAAGATGACGTAGATCCAAATGTCATTATTAAATTGTCTCAGATGGCTGATGATGTTATTAAAGATCCTTCTCTTTATCCTCGCTTTAGACAAGAACTATTGGCTAACGACTTGGCAGAAGAAGAAGATATTAGAGAGAAGATTGATTATCAAGTATTGGCTGTCTATTCAACCTTGGGAATTTTAACTCAACAGATGATTGCGTCTGGTGAGTTGGGAGCATAAGAATGGTAAATTGGAAGAAGCTTAAAAAGTTTACAAAGAAAATTGCTAAAGCCGCTCTTGTTGTTGCGGCTATTGTCAATCCTGCCTTAATCCCAATGGTGGGCAATGCTGTCTTAGGGACAGTAGGTGTCACTGGAGCTAGTGCTGCTGCTGTCAGTGCTGCTGGTGCATTTGCCATCACCACAGGAGGCAACTTAGTTGCAGGGGAATCTCTAGAGGATTCCTTAAAAGCGGGGGCCACTTCCGCAGTAATTGTGGGCGGGGCAACAATGCTGAGTGGTGCTTCTAGCAGTTTGTCTGGGGCAGACACTCCTTCGCTTAATACAGGGTCGTCTTCATACACAGGTGCAGGTAGTACAGCAACAACTGCTCCTTATGGTGCTGGGGCAGGAACAACAGAAGCCCTAACTCTTCCTGCTGCTGAAACCAGCATGTATTCTATTACTCCTGCTAGTAGTGTTTCTAGTACAGGCATACAAGCCAGTGCTGGT